GAATTATGAGTGTATTCTTTTTTAAATATCATTTAATAAACAAACACAAGCACAACAACTACAACAATCCTCTTTTTCTCCATTTACACATTCATCCATTCTTTTGTCCATATTTTCCGTTATTTTGATAATTACATATCCTTCTTTTCTTAATATTGATTTTGCTTCTTCTATCTGATTTTGCATTTCTCTTTCCCCTTTTCTAATTTAAATATATTTAAAATCTTTACAATCACATTCTGGACACATTTTTAAGCCTTCAATATCTTCTTCTTCCGTATTGTTTCTAGTAACACAAAAATGACAAAATTCAAAATAACAATCTTTACACTCATACTCTGGTTCTCTTTCCTCACAAAAATCACATATTCTAGCCATTATTATACCTCCTTATATTTATAATTTATTTTGTTCTAATAGCCTTAAATTTACTACACACCTTTATATCTTTATCATTTATGCTTATCTCACCAACAATTCTACTTTCCAAACATTTACTTAATATTGAACAATTATTTTTATATCTACTACATCCTTTACATATAATAACAAATCTTTGATATTCTTTTTCGTCATCAAATATTCCCACAAATTTACTATGTAATATTTTCAATTCAACTCTAGGATTTACTGTGTCATAATAAATTCTTTCTACTCGTTCCATAACCATAGTATCATTTGGAAACACTCCACTATCTACCAAAGCATCAATCATAATTTTCCATATATTATTAGCATCTCTATTTGATCTGTCAAAATATATAACGGCTTTTACAATAACAAACTTACCTTCCTCGTAACTCCATTGTTGTTTTATTATCTCATTTTTTACATATGTAATGAATTTTTTCTTATATTCTTTTGCTTCTTTAGATTCATACATAGTAACTTGTGCGACTTGTTTACCCTTAATTATCATGATAAATGCTCTAGCTTTAAGATAAGCATTGACTGATATTGGTACATCTGATGTTAAGTATAGTATTTTTTGAGACATTTGATATCCTTTCTTACTGATTTATTTTTAATTTACTCTTCTATCAAAAGATATAATCTGTGCAATTGCATTAATAATACAAAACAACAAAAACAGCCAAATATACCATTGCTTTAAAGCTCCTATTGTATATAACCAATATCCAAATAGTGAAAATCCTAAACATGCCATTTAAACTCTCCACTATCCTCAAATTTAACTTTAATCTGAAATTTATCCATTATATCCAATAAGCATTTTTCACATAATGTAAATTTACATTGTTCTGTATCAAATTGACCTCCATAATTAAATTTTACATTGAAATTATGCATGAGAGGTATATTGTTTGACATATTATTTTCTTCTAATGACTGTATTTCTTTTGCACAATTGTTACAAGTCGCTCTATCAAGATCTTCATATATTAATTCAAAATACTCTTCTGCGAACTTATAGCCAAATATATGTTCGTATTCTAGTCTATCTTTTATTTCAAATTTATTTTCTTCCATAATATTAATCACATTGTAATATTCACCCTTTTTGCAAAATTGTTCACCATTATTCATATACCCATCCTTAATTACCAATACCTTAACCAATTTTCTACTCATAAATCCTCCTTTAAAATCAATATTTTTAAATATTCTATCCTATATAATTATAATTTACTTTTACTCATTTGTCAAGATATTTTAATTCGGAGTCACAGCTTATTTATAATTTAACTTATGTAGCTTATTTAATTATCCTTTTCCCCATTTTAATATCCATACTTTTCTTTGCTGTCTGCCAAATTTAAAAGCTTCATCCCTATTGTCTACAAAAATATCAACACAATTCCAACCGATAGCTGATCCAGTGTCATCCTTTGTGAATATAGTATTAAATCCTTCAATTTTTATAGTTGTCCCAAAGGGGATCTGTTTTCCTAAAGCTACGGAATGATTAGTTTTCACCTTTAATCCACTCGCACCAATTCCAAAAGCAGGATGGGAAGGTAACTTACCACCACATTCTGAGGGATGTAAGGTATACATTGTAATATTACCAACAAAATAATCAACATATGTAAAATCAACTTTAGGTTTAACAGGTTTAGCAGTCTCAACAATTTTAATTTCTTTCTTAATTTCCTTCTTAATTGTAGGAGGCTCTGTAATCAATTTTTTTCTACCTTCCATACCAATATTACCTCTTGACATTAAATGTTCATCAGGAGATAACGTAGGTGTAATAGTTGGCAAAATTATAGATGTTGGTGTTACATTTATAGATGAAGTGGTTATTATATCAATTGAATTAGTTGTTGTAATGTTTATATTAGTTTTAGTAGCAATATCAGTATCAGCCATATCAACAGTATTAGTATTTATAATATACTTTGATACCATAAACATTATCAAACATACTATAATAACTGCAAATAGTGTAAAATATCCACCTCTATTATCTATAAACTTGTTAAATTTTCTTTTCATTCTATGTTTATTTATATTATATTTTCTCAAAAGTACCTCCGTTAAAAATTTTTACTGTGACTCCGAAAGATTAAATTAGTTTACTCAATTCCTGTTAGTTCAATAAAGTATGGTAAATTAAAAATCATTTTACATATTTGTTCCCACTGTTCTAATTTATGATTTTTACGTTGATTGTAAATATTTAGCCAACTTTGATAATTAACATTTACTGTACGTTTTTGCAAAAACCCTTCTGGAAGTTTATTTTTTAATTTGTAAAAATCATTTATATCTTTAGTGTGTTTATATTTATTTATTAAATTATTTAGTTTGAACAATTCAGTTTCTTCTAACGGATATTCAAAGAATGAATTATCTAGTTCGTAAGCTGTTAATTTATGCATTGTTGAACATGATACTTTATTAATATGTCCGTATGTGTCAAATTCCTGCCATATAAATCTTGGTAAAGTTAAATCCATCCATGTTTGAATAAGTCTAAGGTGTTTGCAATGTTCGCCTCCTGCTTTAGTTAATTTTTGAGATAGTTTTTGATCTTCTTTACCTAAAGTAAATCCTTCCTCATTATAATTTCGATCAAGGGAATATATTTGATTCGTATTATAAAATTTGCTATCGCTCTTAATCCATGAGTCCATTGGATTTCTTAATCCTTTTACAGATGCTCTAAATCCATATATCTCAATATTCTCAATTTTCATTACTAATTACCTCACTCTCATTATTATTTTCAACATATAATTCTAAAACTTTCTCAATGATATATTTCTTTTCTACTCCATCTAAAAACTTTACTGAATAATCAATCCTATGTCCTTTGCTACTTCTATTGGTTATTATGCCAATTTGATGTTTATAATTTTCAAACATACCACCTAAATATTTAACTTTATCGCCTATGTCAAATTTATAAGTAGTACCTAACATTGATTTCTCTGATTCTATGCGTTTTGTAAATCCTGCTTTTTTAGATTGATTAGGTTTTCTCGCTATTATAATCACCCCTTTAGTAATGATAAATTTTAGTGAGTTGAATAATTATTAACTCAACTCACTATAACAGTATATCATTAAAATTTAGTTTTGTCAATATGTTTATAATTTAGTTTTAAATTTTAAACTCCACTAGATCCAAAGCCACCTTCTCTATCTAATCCAATATCCTTAACATCTTCTACTTCTTCCCATACTATTTGTGGAACTCTTTGTAAAACTAACTGAGCAATTCTATCACCTTTTTGTATAAGATATGAGCCTTGTTGACTACCTTTTTTGGTAATAGGGTGAATAAAATTTATATCCATAGAAATATCTTTTTGTAATGAACTATTATGGATAATTATTCCTACCTCATCTCTATAACCTTCATCAATAGTACCGATACCATTAGCAACTCTCAATGGTGTATATAATGATAATCCGCTTCTAGCTCTAACTTGTATCTCATATCCTTCGGGAATAGCAAATTTTAAGCCTGTTGGTACAATTTTAGTTTCTTGTGGATGAATAATTATATCTTCAGATGCTCTAACATCCATACCCGAATCTCCAATATGAGCGTAAGAAGGTAATTCAATGTTTTTTGATAATCTTTCTACGTATACTTTGATTTCTTCTCTCATAAACTTAATCCTCCAATTTTATAATTTATTTTTAATAACAATCAAAACACAAATGACTCTTGCCATCTTTGTGAATAAATATATATTTATTACTAACACTTTTCTTACAACAACTACATTTAAGAGTTATTATTTTATTGTTTGATTTTTCTTGATTATTATTAAGAAGATTATCTAATGTTGATTCAAAATCTGTATCTTCTACATAAAACATATTTTTATTATCTGTTGTAAATAGATTATATACTAATTGTCCAAATCTTTGATCGGGATATTGATTCCATATTTTTTCAAATTTTTGTAATATAGGATTGATTCGTTTTGGATCTCTCATGGTTTATTCCTCCAATTTTATTCATCTAATCGGACACGATCCTCCAACACACTCACTATTACCCATATCTAATTCCATTTCCTCAATTTCATATTTACTAATTAAACTAGGAACAAATGGTTTCATTTCAAATACACGCTTATTGTATTCTTCCTCTGTAATAGCTTCATATGGTAATAATTTATAGAAACTATCATCTAAATTAATAAATGTTATACCAATAACGCTGTCCCAATTATCATATACCCATTGAATTACCTCATTCCATTCGTGTGGTTTGACGGAAATAGTATTACTTGCGTTATGTTCTACATAGTTATCCATAAACATTTTATATATTTCTAATTGTTCAATTGCAGATACATTATATTTTGTTTTTCCATCTGGAGCTTTTACAGGAAATTCTATTACTTTGGTAGTACACGTTTCTATTATTTGTCCATTTTCGGGAAATATCGGATAACCTAGCTCTTCACATACCTTGCATAACGGATCAGAAGAATTTATTCTAACCCTTCTTATATAATAAGGTGAATGTGAAAAATGAACACCTGATGATACAGTTGGTAATAAACTCAAAGAACCTTCAGGTTTAACACATGTTTTAAGTAATGATTTATTGATATTTATACTTTCTGCATAGGAATCTGCTTCTTCTATAGCAACCTCCTTCAACTGTTTTAGTAATAATACTTGTTCCTCTTTTGACATAATAGTTGAATTGACCATATCTTGATATCCTGTCATGGAGCAACCTATTAACCTATCCCTCATTTGCATTATATTCCAGTCAGAAAGCTCCAATTCTACTGTTGCATTTCTAAATCCAGCCCTAGCTGATAGTCTTTGTGCCTGTATTAATTTTTCTATATTTACTATGCCATTTTCCACAAAAGCCATTATATTAATTGTCGTTAAGTTGCAAAATTGCTTAGAATCAAGTAATATTTCACCACAATTATGTACTACGACACCTTCTACAACCCCCCAATGCGATAATGGTTCATTGAAATCATATACCTTTACTTCTTCGTCCAATAGTTCAATACACACTACACTTGGATTAAATATTTCGTTTTGATTATGTATATCATATAACTTCACTTTTTTATTTAGTAATTTACTAGCAACACATTCTGAACCATCTTCCAACATAAATATATGATCTGGTGTGCATTTAATAAATTTATTATTACTAAAAGTTAATTTAATAACTTCTCTTGTACCACCACACCAAACCGTAGACTCAGATATATGTCCATCTTTATTAATGATTTCTATTTGCTTACCTTCCAATTCATCAAAATGTCTATATCCTTCGACAGTCAATAATCTCATATCACCAGCAAAACAAGGATTTGTAATTTTTGTATTAGGATTCCTTTTCTTGGCAACTTCTAAATTAAAAAAATTACCTTCAGCACTAATCTTAATAGTTTCAAATCTACTTTTTAATTCATCTAATGTTGGTTTAGTATGATATGCTATGGAATTGTTTGACATCATCCTATGTACAATTTCTCTATTAGCGTTCCATATCCCTTTATCATCCATCATATATAAGTTTGTTTTGGCATTCATCACTTCTTGATCATTGGCGTCAAATAAGCACAATTGAGCTGATCTGCGAACTCCACCTACAACAATACCTTCAGCAATAATATTTCCAATATCTAAGGCGTCAATACTTTTTAACTTTTTCATTCCTGTATTATCTCTCATTAATATTCCTTGAATTTTTTGCAATATTAATAATAAAGCTTCATGACCACTACTCTTACCACCAAATGTTTTTAGTGGTTCGCCATATGGTCTGACGTTATCATAATTTACAACCATTGTATCAACAGATTTAAAATCATTATCATAAAATACCTTTAAAAATAAGTCTATTGCCATACACCATCCATTTTTAGAATCTCCAATGTTCAACTCCATTACATTACCACTAATACTATAATCGGTAATTTCTTTTCTAGTATATTTTTGTTTTGCATTGTAAGTTTTATGTACTACTTGGACATTGTTTCTAACTTTTGGCAATTGAGACACATATTGAGACTCAACGGAAAATCCAACACCACAACCTAGCATTAATAAGTAACACATATCCTTGTATACTGAAAAACTATCTATTACAATACCACTACAGTTGAATTGTGAAATAGGATTAGTATATGCTGTAGATATACCCCCACTCCAAAGTGTTCTTCCAGATAAAAATTGTCTCAAATTAAACATATTGTCAAATAGTTGTTGAGCTTCTTCTTTTGTCGTTCCTTCTACCAATCCACAGTTAAATTCTATTGCACGTCTACAAGTTTCCCACCAAAACTCTCTTCTTTTTTCATTAGGTAACCATCTACTATATGTACGATAATAAACAAATTCACCCAATGGACTCATAGGGTTAGGTAAATGTTTATATTTGCTTATAAATTCATCGTCTAATAATTTATATTTCGACTCTTTGATATTTCTATTCTTATTTCTCACGTCCCTATACAATATATATTGTTTTGCTATATCTTTACGATTACTAGCCATTAATTTTTGTTCTACCATATCTTGGATATTTTCAACGGTCAATCTACCTTTTTGTTCAGATAAATCCTTTTTTATTGAATCGGCTATTCTTTTTGAAAGTTTATCATCTATTCCTATCATCGTATCTAAACTAGCTTTATTAATTGCATTGATAATTCTATTAATATCAAAACTAACAATATTGCCATTTCTTTTCGTAATTTCCACTATTAGCAACCTCATTTCCTATGTATTATTTTTAATTTAATTTACTTCAAAGTATTCTATTTCCATCTTTCAAATATCTAATACTCCAATCAGCATAATTCAACAATCTACTATCCGTACAATTTTCACTATCAATACTCTCAAATCTAAATGTATTTGAGTCATTCCTACACATATACCCAATTTCTTCTTGTAACGGAGCGTTGACACTTGTAATCATAACGAAATCATGACATATACTTATATCAGGCTCATAATCTTCAAAATTATGTTTTCTTACTGTTTTGCACACTGTTTTCACCTCTAATCTTTATTTAATGATTATAATTTACTTTAATTCACCTATTTACTTGTCAATATTGTAAAACTCTGCTTGCAATTTCTCAATTAGCTTTTTGATTAAATATCTAACCATTAATATTACTATTCCCAATCCTATGTAGTCTAAAGTATTCATACCACTTCCCTCCAATAAATGTAAAATAAGATTATAGCCTGTTTGACTATAACCCTATTATAACATATTCTTTGCCAAATGTCAAATTAACATTTATAATTTAGTTTTGTTGTGTTTCAGATTGTTCTTGTTGGAGTAATTCTTGTAAAAATGTGTTTCTATTAAAATTAACTTTTTCTTTGATTGCATTATTAACTGTTTTAACATCTCCCATATGATAACATCTTAATTGTGTTCTAGTTTGTCCAACATATAATAAATTTGAATTTAACATAAACGTATGAGCTTTAGGTGTAAGAATAATTATGATTTTGTTTTGCGAACCTTGCGATTTATGTAAAGATATACTATAAGCTAATTTTAACTTTAATGCATCACTTTTATCATAAATAATTTTTACTCCATCAAAATTGATAATAATACCCTTATCTGTAACTTCTAATACAGTTCCAATTTCTCCATTTGGAATAAAAGTTTGATTATTTATATCCGAATCATCAAATGGATCATATGTATTTTTGTCCTTATATATCTTTGCTTTGTAATTGTTAACAGTGTTCAATACTAAATCATCTTTGTAAAATGTTGTATCACCAACTTGCATACCTTTAGTAAACATAGACTTTGCATTTGCTAATACTTGTAATTTTGAATTAATATTAATAGAACCATATTCACCTTTATTATAAGCAGTTAATACCCATACGTCTTCAGCTTTAAACTCTATTAATAATTTTTTGTATAATTGCATTAATTTATTAATCATGGTTTGTTGTGGTGTAGGGATAAACACATAACCTTTATCCTCTCCAAATATTTCAACTTTACCTGTATCAGCCAAAAATCTTTTACTCTCTCTAGTATTTGTAGCAACTGTCATTATTCCACCTATGCCGTATCTAAAAATTTTTGTAAGTGTAGTTTTAGGAACTTTTTGAGAATTTATTATATCATGTAAAATATTTCCAGCACCCACTGAGGGTATTTGTGCTGAATCACCGATTATTAGTAATTTAGTTTTTTTAAAATCTATAGCATCTACCAATTTTTGCATAATAAAAATATCAACCATAGAAAATTCATCAACCACTAAAACATCGCAATGTAAAGGATATTCACTATTATATTCCCATATATTAGGTGGTTTAAAACCTAATCCTCTATGTATAGTAGATGCAGGATACTTACAATAATTTGCTAAGATTTTACTTGCTCTACCTGTTGGAGAGAAAAGTAAGTATGATTTATTATTTTCTTTCAACATGTCTAATAATGTAATGGTAGTAAAGGTTTTGCCACTACCTCCATTTCCATTTAATACCATTATATTATTATTACATATCATTGGTAAAACACCAAATTGTTCCTCTGTCAATCCTTTTTCTTTATATTTATCTAAATTAAAATCCCATTTTATATTATGATTTAAACCTTCTATTATTTTATTAGCAACAAATAATTCAGTTTCGTATGTATTTTTTAATGCTACAAATTTAGTTTTACTATCAAAAAATATATGCTCATCGTTTCTGACAACATTTACAAAATGATCTATACAGGCAGGTGCTAATTTACGGCAAACTGCTCTCAACTCAACAATATCCGTTTTAGTATGTCCATTATTTTGATTTTCTTCAAGACAAAACATTATACATGCTTTAGATCTTTGTTTTGAAGTTTTTAGATCAAAATCAAAATTAATAATAGGTTCTTCTCCTGATTCAGATAATTTGTTTGACACTTGTTCTAAATTTAACAAAATATTATCAGCTGTACGAAATCCGATTCTAGCAAGACCACATAAACATTTATAAGGATCTTTATTTAGTTGAGTTTTAATTTTTTGTAATGAAGGGTATTTATAATATAACTTTCTAATTACAGCTATATCTAAATTACCTTTAAAGAAATCTACAATTTCAATTAATGCAAAATTTTCAATAATCTTTGTTTTAATAACATTGAATATGTAATCTTTAATATGGGGAGTTTTACTCAAATCAATATCATCTAAATCATTATTAATAACCTTATCAATAATATTAGGATAGGCATTTAATATTGAATCAACTTGTCTAGGAGTAATTATTTCAGATAAAAAATTTCTACTAGAATCTAATGTTTGTGGTTTATCTCTTCTTATATTTAATATTTTATAAGAAACGCCATATTTATTATTAACTTCTTCAGCTTTAACAAGATAGGTTATCCCAAAAGCTAACGTATGAGTATTACCTGATATTGTAACATTCTCATATTTGTTCAACTTGATATTAGGATACTTTTCTCTATTTACATCTGTACCATAAATTTTAAATTCTTCCGAGCTATATGTACACACTTTTGGAACACATTCAAATTCTATTATTTTAGACAACTTTTAACACTCCCTTTGTTTTATATTTTTATTTTAATTAATATTAATATACTTCATAGTTATATAACAAATATTCATCTATATCAGTAGTTACCCATACTCCATCTACATTTTTCTTTTTCTTTTGTTTTTTAAATTCTAAAACTTTCAAGATATTAAATATTTTAAATGGGTTATCAAAAAATATATTAGCATCTTTAATTTTTGATTTCATCTGTTCTCCTGTTTTAATATTGTGTAATACTACATATGGTTTATACGGATCTGCATATGTCTTATAATCAATAATAATATAAAATCTTTTACTAGCTTTATCATTTGTATACGTTGTATTACCTAAATATTCCATTTCAAATTTTACTTGATCTTTTATTGAAAATGGTTTATCAGGTATATTTAATATGATTTCTTTAGAATAACCAATCATATCAATTTCTTTATATAATAACTTAGTAATCTTATTTGAATATTTTTTTAATAAATCCTCATTCATATTTAATTTTTCAACATCACTAATTTTAATTTGCTTTCTACTTGTAAGTGAAAAAAATAAATCAACCACTGTTAACAAGTATTTATTTTTACCATATTTTTCAAAATAATTAAGCATAATCAATATTTTTAGTTGTCTGGAATCTACAGCACATTTAGTAGTTACAATATGTAATAAATCAATGATATTTATATCCGTATTTTGATATTCACTTAATAAATTTAATACCTCATCCCTTATATCATTGTTAACAAATTTTATATCACTTTGAATTTTATGTTTTTTAACCTTTGTTGTATCCAAAAAATCTTTTAATCTTTTATTTGCTAAATCTATGTAATATTGCTTATCTAATTCTTCGGGTAATGATTTATTTTTAACATTACCATTATCAATAAAACAATGTTCAGGTGTGTTTGCTACTTTTTCTATCTTATCCATTAATATATTATCTTCGTTTGATACTTTCTTAATTTTAAATATTCCTGATGCCGTTTCATTTTTAGATGCAAAAACTCTAATCACTCGTTCACTTAATATTTTATCGTCATGTATAGCATGACTATATAATTTAGATACTTTTATTATTTTTTGAAATTTTCTCAAATCTTTACAATCATTAATAGTGGTTTCAATTGGTGTATTATGTGTAAAATAATTTATTAATGCAGAGTTTAATATTGGTAAATCATAATCTATTTCTGATAATTTTTTTACATATGCTCCTTTTGATTTATATTTACCTTTATCATCTATAATTATGTAGTTATTTACATCTTTTTGGTATATTTTACTACACAATTCCCATTCTAAGTCTAATCTAGTACGTGTTTCCCATTCTTTAGCTACGTTTTTTATAATTTCTATATCTTCTATTTTTTCAACTTTTAAAAATAAACCATCTGTGTTTGATTGTAGTAATTTACAATATGGTTCTATTTTTTCAATTAAATCTAAAAGTAATAATTGACCAGCTATACAAACATTATTAGCCATTAAAGGATCAAATAAATTATTGTATTCATCTTTCATTGCTCCATATGTAGAGTTTAAAACAATTTTATAAGGTAGTTGCATAGGATTTTTTTCAGCTTTTAATTTTAATCTAGTATCTCGTATTTCTTTATATTTATAGGGATTAGTAACATTTCTACTAATATAACCATATTCAATCATAAGAGAAGGATAAAGAGATGCGACATCACAACAAAGAATTAACCCTTCGTCTGAATAATTGGGTAATGCTCCATGTATACCACCCCAAGCAAAAATATGTTCTACTCCTGCTACAGTAGTTATTAAACTTTTTTTATAACTCATATTTTCAGGATTATTATACCAATCAAAGATATGTTTATATTTTTCCGATATGACAAATGTATCAGGAAACAACAAATTAAATTCATCTTCTCTATCAGTCTTATTAGTTCCGAGTATTAATGCTGATAACTGAGCCTTAGTTTTTGTAAAATAATCCATAGGTAAATCAAAAGCTTTTATCAATGCCAATTGACTATCATATTCTTCTTTTCTATAATTAAATACTTTTATGGTTTCTTCAACATCGTGAATACAATAATCTAAAACTTCTTTTATTTCTATATCTGATAATTTTCTATCAATATCAAAAGGAATAGAAGATTCTTTAATCTTAGAACCCATAAAACCTTCTAATTGTTTAAGACTGTGAAATCCTGTGGAAATATCAAAGTTATTTAGTGTGAAATTATTTCCTTTTTTTACAACATGAACTCCTTTTCTATCATTAACAATTATTTCTGTATTGATTATGTAAGGATTCATATCACATAAAATACCTTTTAATATGTATTGATCATAATTCCTACTATTGTAACCTATCCATATATCGTCTTTGTGTTCTTCATAAAATCTTTTTAATTGGTCAACATTGTTAATTATTTCAAATTTTTCTTTTGTTTCTATATCAATAATAACAACCAACCATAAATGACGGAAAACTTCAAAGTCATATGCTAATAATTTCAAAAAATCATCTCCTTTAAATTTTTATTAATATTTATAATTTAATTATATGGTACAAATTTTAATTTGTCAAGCTTAAAGTCCTTCAAGCCAAGATAAATCTTCTTCGCCTTCGGCATCTTCTGTTTCCTTCTTCTTTTTAAGATTATCCAAGTATTCACCATATGGTTTGTGTAATTTTGCACTATACCCACATAAATTAGCAAAATAATAAGAATTCTCATCATTGACTTCTTCCCACCAAACTTTATCATCTTTGGTTTTATTGTATTCAGATTCTTTTTTATTAATCTCAATAATAGTTTCAACAATATCATTCTTTAAATTATCTATATCTTCTTTTGTGAAATCAACATAAACATAACAGTTATAAAAAGTGTATTTGGATTTTATACTTTCGGGCAAACACTTTATATCATTGGTATCAATTAGTTTTTCTAAATATATTTCTATTTGTTCTTCGGTATAAAATTTCTCTTTTTTCATCCACATTCTAGCATTGGCGAGTAAACATTCGCCTATCTCATTTCTTGCAATATTTCTAACCTTAACATTTCCATTAGCTTGAGGTTGTTCGACACTTACATATTTAAGAAAATCCCATCTAATTTTTATATTTTCCAATGGAACACCTAATTGATATAATGCTTCTGCATATAGCAATAATTGATTACGTTCGTTAAAAATATCTTTACCTTTGTATATAGAAGATGTTTTAAAATCAGTAATAATAAAAGCATCACCCTCTTTATGAACGCAGTCTATATATCCTTGAAATATATAATCCTGAATTTTTATTATGACAAATCTTTCTATATCTACTTTTTTATCAATAGGAATATAATTTTCAAAAAAATGTCTCATACAATATTCATATTTATCAGATATCGTTTGATTATTATCTTTATTACTACGATCAAATCTTAACTTAGAACTTTTTAATTTAAACCATTCATCTTCAAATTCGGCAATCATATCTTCATATTTTATGATTTTTTCATACAAACGTTCTAGTATAGTATGACTTGTGCCTCCTAAAAACGAATATATAGATGTATTTCTATCTTCTTTAATTCTAGCTATGTATTTTAGATAAAATTCATAAGTAGATGTATTATATTTGTTGTATTTAGACCAACTCCACAATGTTGATGTTTTATATCTTCTCTTAATCTTTTCTAATTCTTGATATGACTTTCTTGCCATTTAAATTCACCCTCCTTGTAATTTAAAAATTATAATTAGATAAATCAATATCTTTATATTTTGATTTTAATTCTTCATATCTACGAGAATATTCACCGAATAATTTTAATTCTGCTATTTCACGTATATGAACGGCATTATCAATATTATCATAAAATCCCAAATGATATCTTTTATTTTTATAATTAATTTGAGAAGCCCATTTATTATTTCGTGCATTCCATTTAACACCTTTATGTCCCGATGTATTATCGGTACGAAGTTTTGCATTAGATGCATTCTGTTGAATACTAACTGTTCGTAAATTTATTTTGCAATTGTCAAGTATATCCCCATTGATATGATCTACAACAATATTAGGATATTGTATATCTAAAATAAATCTATGTAATTTTATATTTGGGTTAACGGTTGTGCAACAAAGATAACCTTGTTTGCTGATATGCCAATTATATGATTTTATTTTATCATAATCCTCTAAATCAAAATAAAATTTAGTTCTATTCTTGGTATAACCAATACCAATTTTACCAGTCAAATCATATGTATTGTATTTTCGTTTATTATAAGATGCTTCTTTTCGCAAACATCCGCAAGAATGTGTATAACCACTTAGTAAGGATGTAGCTCTTACATCTGCACTATTTCCACAGCTACATTTACAATGCCATATGGTATCTCTTTTTTTATTATCTGTTATTTTTTTACTTTCCACTGTTAGCCTGTGAAATATTCTTCCTGTTAAATCAATATATTTTCCCATAATTAATCCCTTCTGTTTACTAATTTTATATATTCTCTATGTTCTTTTTCATCATAATTGACTCTATATTTAAAAAGAAAATTATAAATTTTATTTTGGGCATCAGCTGGACTCTCTTTGTCTTTTAATAATCCCCATTTGTCAAATATATAACTCACATCTCTAATATTGTAAAACCACTCACATGTGCGTCTTATATGCTGTATATCAATACCTACATCAAAAGCTATTATCACTTCTACATTTAAAGATATCAAAATTTTAATTTGTTCATTTGATAGTTCATGGCATCCAATAGACACACCAGTTTTATCACCTCTGCTATGACGTTTTAATGGGCTTTTTTGCCCTTCGAAAACAACTACATATCCCAATTCTTGAATAAATTTATAATTTTCATTTAAAGCATATATATTTAAACTTTTTGAATATGGTTGAATTGCAAGATATTTAGGGATGTCTAAGAGTTTATACTCTTTTACTACTGTACGACCACTAATTCCTATATAATCATTTGATTCTCCACACCAATATCTTTCGGGGATTACAATTCTCTTATGTTTAGAACTGAAACCAATTTTAAATTCCTCGCATGTCCATGGCATAATACCTTCTCTAATTAGATCAATATGCGGCAATTGTATATAATCACTTAATATATCCTCTTTGTACAATGGTAAATCATTTACATTACATCTTTTGCTATATTTTTGTACTTTTTTAAATATATTCAAAGGATCAATTTTATTGGCGGATTCTTTTTTCTTTCCTTTGTATTCATATTTCAAATCTAATATTTTATGTAATTTTTTAATAGTTGAAACAAAATCGCAATTATCAATATGCATTATTAAACTAAAAATATTACCATATACTACTGATGAAACAGAGGAATATATTTTTACTTTTAAAGTTTCCTTGTTTACCACAACTGCTGTAGTATTGGAATGTTTTGGTAGTCCTGCTCGGTATTCTTTGGTATATTCTTTAATATGATGGCATTGTATATCTTCCAATATGTTTTTTATTTTATTATTATCAATTATATATTGTTGTAAGTCTAATGCATACATATTAAATATCCTTTCTGTTCATATTTATATTTTAACTTTATATTTATTTAAAAATCTTGAGGTATATTACAATATCCTAATTCTTTATATATATTAGTGCTTAAATTGTGTTCAGCTACTATTTGATAGGGTTGTGTTTCTCCAAATCTATTTTTAGGTATAAATATAATGGCATAATGTTTGTTTTTATCTAGTTTAAATGGTACTTTAGATTTTTTATTCTTACCCTCTAATCTATAACCATTAATGGCATTCTTACCTCCGTCAAATTCATCATCAAAAGGATGTCTTATCATTAAATTTACAGATGCAAGATCTACAATTGACTTTCCTACTCCTATTGAATTATTTGTAAAATATCGTTCTTTCAATGATGATTTAGTTAATTGATAATTTATCCATAAATGAACATTTTTCCCAGCAGGTTTAATGCTATCATATAGATTAACCATATCACGTTGTATATCTAACCATGCTAAATCTGTTTTGCTATCTGCACCACTTTTCAAAGTGTCTAACAAAAAGTATTTGCAACCGAGATTTGCATATTTCTTTATTATTTTGATGGCTATATTTGCAGTATACCTTTCTAATGGTATTATTGTAATATTTCTACTATCCTTTTTTTCTTCTAACCAGTTTGCACATTTTCTCAATAATTCCATTGTATCTTCATTAAATTTACCATCTCTTAATACATGTTTCTTTAATTCTTTTTTAAATATATTATTAGCAACCCAAATTAACATTTCCTTTTGAACTTTTGTTTGATCTTCTTCATTAATTATCATACACATTTTCTCATCGTATTCAATAATAGAAGGTAGTAACCATTCTATAGCCGTTGTTGTTTTTCCAATACCACTACCTGCACCTAACATATTTATATTACCTAAATTACAACCAGATATTAAATGATTTAAAATTGGTGAGTTATGTAATGGTAATCCTACGGCTTTTCCTTTATTTAAATCATCTATTAATTCATTTAAATTTTCACATAAGTTATAACTCTTAACATCGCTATCCAAATTTACAAAAACATGATTCAATTTGGATTCAAACTCTGCATATATTTCATCAGCTTCCATATCAACAAACTTAGATAGTTTATCATGAATAGGAAAACCCATTTTAATTAATTCTATAACAACATTCCATTTTTTTAATTCTTTTATATAACCATTCATATTTTCTACTTTTATGTAAGATTTTGCACTTTCAATAGTAGTGTAACCACCATATTCTTCATATTTAGCTTTTAATTTAGAATGTTTCTCTAAATACAATCCAACAGTTATTTCGTCTAACACCTGTTTTTTTTCTTTAATGATTAGATCGTTAGCAATAGCAAAATATACTTTCCATGCATTATTAGTAAAGTCTTTCAATTTCAAATCAACATTAAATATCGTATCAGGTGAAGCATATAATATAGATACAATATTAGCTTCTGCTGATAATTTATAATTTCTTACTATTTTCATATCTTCTAATAATTGTTGTTCTAATGGTGATAACGTGGTATCTTTTGTGTTTTTGGTATTTTTTGTTGATTTTTTATTAGTTTTAAGCTTTGTGTTTTGAGCCATGCTTATTCGCCACCTCACCATAAGTCATTTAATTTTGTATCTTTAGATTTTTTTGTATATTCTGCAACTTCATTATCCATATGTGTTAAATCTACATTCTCAGTTTTTTCCTGTATTTTCTTTGCTTTTTTCAATCTAATAACAACATCATTAATTTCTCTTTCAACAAATACCATAGAACTATTAAATTTATGCTGTTCATCTTTAAAGTTCATATCGTTATATTTAAACCAATCTAATATTTTTGGTTTACAAATTTTAAAAGTATATAAAATTGTTTTAAAATCATAAGATGCCATAGGTTTCAATTTTGGATTTGCTAAAAATTGTCCTTTGTTTAATCCTTTTAATCTCAATATCATAGTAGTAGATAACTTCATATCTTGAGTATAACCCATTATTTCTTTTTTTACATACTCATATAATTCACACCAATCTTCCCAATCTTTTGATTTTTCAGATTGTTTTTTAGTTTTTTCAGCCATAATTCACACTCCTATTTATTATTTTATCAGTACGAAAACTTTATATTTCCGTACTGATAATTATAATTTAAATATTAATATTAGAGTATTTTTACAAATTCTAACAATTGTTCCATTGTGTCCAAATCTTCACAAGTTAAAGGATTTACAATATCAAAATCTTTACACTTCTTCATTACAGAAGCCTGTTTTGTTTTGTCTAATTTTTTTAATAATGTTTTAAATTCTTTTTTTACTTCGTCTAACTTATTATCATCAATTTTCATTTTTTCAACATCTTTTTTGACACCTGATGATAAATCTACGGCTTCTTTATTACCATATTTTCTTGTTGATTCCCATTTAGCTCTCCATATTTCAAAACTAGGATTTTCTATAATATCACCTTTTTTAGTAACACCCGTTCTATCTTTATATATCTTACCAAAATAACTAATAGTGCCATTTTTTGATTGTTCGGTATATAATTGAATAACAATATCAAAATCATGTTCAGCTTTTTTTGCTAAATCAGGTGCTTCTCCTATTTTAATTCTATCCATTTCTTTTTTCTTTTCATTCCATTTTTCTTCAGTTATATCTTTTTGATGTGCAACTTCTACAATCCATTTTCCCAATGAAGAAAGTAATATATATGATGTTTTTAACTTTTGATTCCATCTTTTTATATGTCCCCAGTCTCTCTGAGCGAGATTAAGATCGTCAGTATTAACATCTTTACCTTTTCTTTTTTGAATTTTTGCCCTATCTTCTACTATTTCATATGCTGAAGCTTGCATATTTTCATATAATTTTGTACCACTATCTATTACGACACTATCAAACTGTGATAAAAAATCTTCGTCATTTAACTCATCCAAAGCTTCCTGTGTTTCTGATGCCGAAACTGTCCTCATTACATTAAGAATATTTTTATTGTTTTCTATATAATAAGTTTGACCATCTTCACTATCTATCATATTGATTCTTGGAAATGTACCTGCCATTACTGACTTTCCAGTGCCTGTCAATCCAAATATACATACTTTACCACCAACGTGAGTTAATACTTCTTCTTTTTTCTTCCAATTAGACATTGATAATCCTCCTTCATAATTAACTATAGCAAGAATTTATTATCTTGCTATAGTTATAATATATAAACTTTATAATTTAATATTTAATATGTATTACTCATCTTCATCTAACGCTGTCAACCATGCATTATCATCTGTATCTTCTTCGTTATTTTCTTCATTAACATCTGAATCGGTAGAATCTTCAACTATTTCAATCTCTACGTCTTCTTCATCATCGCTTTCAATCATAAAATCAAATATCATATCTTCTTCTTTATACTTTGCTTCCTCAATACATATCATAGGCTTTTTAGCATCTTCTTCGCCAACCATTTTAATTAATGGTCTTCTAATAATCATTCTTTTTTCTCTACTACCTTTGATAGCCATTTTACCAATAGCATCTTCTCTACTATAGACACCCATTTCAATTAATTCCATAATATCTTCAGGAATATCTTCATCAGTAATAGTTGTTACAGCTTGACCTTCTACTATATCACCTTCAAAAATTATTTCTGTAAGATCTTTTTTAGATTTTTTAGTAATCATATCTATGAATTTTTTAGTATTTGAAGGATTAACTTTATCAACTTCTATTTCAAAAGTTGCATTAAGAGGAACATTTTGCTTAATTTCTGTTTCTCCCCACATCTTACAATAATCTATAACTCTAACACTTAATGGATATATTGCTTTTTCTTTATCTAATTTACCAAGTGAATCTTTATCAAGAATCATTGTTTGTGTAAATGTTGCTTTATATTTATCAGGAGTAGCTTTTGAAAGGAATATACTTTTAATAACTTTTTTAATTTGAATATTGTCATTATATGTACTAAATTGCAAATCTCCTTTTACATTTACAACCATTCCATCTGTTAAGTGTTCTTGCATATAAGCAATAGCATCATATCCTGATAAGAATTTTTTAACAAATGTTGATTCTTGTTTTTTATTTACTTGTTTTTCAATGCCAACCTTAAGAAAACAATTATCACCAATAGTTTCTAGTATATCTTCATCTTCACGATCATCCCAATCTATAGTGAATCTATTATCCCAATCATCTGTTTTTTTCTTTTTATCATCTTCTTTTACACCATGAACGAATAATTGATTTTGTCTTTCAGCTCCGTAACCTCCTGACATTTCAGCATATACAACATTACCATTTCCACAATCTACACCTAGATTTAAAACATTATACACCCAATCTGATGTTTTTGATTGTTCGTCAATTTTAAATGTAAAATCATTTAATTTTAATTCACCTACTAGATTAAATTGACCAATACCCTTTTTTAGAGGTTTTTTTGTTACTTCTTTTTCTTTGTTTATTTTTGCCATAATTAAATTTCCTCCTTATAATTTTTATAATTTAATTTATTTTCTTATTACATTAACAGTAAAATCAAATTCCTCAAAATACTTTCTACTACCTAAATAATCACATAAATGTACAAAATTTTGTAGTTTACCTTTAGGTTTAGGTAAAATATCTCTTTTTGTTTTATAATCAGTCACCCATTGCCCCATATGAGATTGTAAGCAACCTGTTATTAATTTTAATACACCTTTATCCAATATATTACTCAATTCTGAATCTTCATTAACAAATTGTGCTATTAATAGTGGATGTTCTGTAACTGTATATTTACAATCCCCCAAACCCTTTTTTAATCCATCATGTAATAATAATGAAGAAATAACAATATCTCTTTCTACATCTGTATAACTATTCATCATTTCTAATTGCATTAAATCCATTGCTATTGTTACAGCTACCTTCACATGTTTGACCAAACCACCTTCGCCCAAACAAAATTTTGGATGATATTTCCCCGAAGAACTCGCTCCCATTTCAAAGAAATAATCAGGTAATTTTAGAATAGTTTGCTCTGTAAAATTTCTAATGCTTTCATCTTTTATGTATTCTAATTCTTTTTTGAAAACTTCTAGTCTGCCCATATGTACTCCTTTCTATAATATTATAATTCAATTCAATTCAACTAACCTACCTACAAATCAAATCACATAAATCATCACCATCATTACCACTATTCCCATCTTTCAATTCTTCAACTTTTTCCTGTATGTATTTCATAATATCCTTATGCATCTCAATATAGTCATGTAACTTATCAGCCAATATAACATCTGTAACATCATCTGGTTTCAACATTTTATTTTCTATGCAAAAATCCAATCCATCATCTTCAATTAATAATTGTATTTCTAAAATTGTCATTGGAAACATCTCCTTTCTTTAATAATTATAATTTGATTTGCTACTTACTATTTGCTATACTAATATTTTTAATTTTCTTGTTAATACTAGTATAGCAAATTGATGATATTGTGTCAAATATGTTTATAATTTAATTTGATGATTATAAATCATTATATGTAAAAAGTATTTCATTT